TCCTTCAGCTTTACCACCATTTCTAAACATAGGTCTTCTTAATATTCTACTCATTATCCAAATATTCCTTTTAAAGGATTTGATTTACCTGATACTGCTCCGTAGATACCAGCTAGTGTTGAACCAGCCCCAAGAGCCGTTTGTAATGGTGATGGATTTGGTACAGAACTAAATTGATATTGACCTGGATAACCACCCATGATTCCTGTTACACCTGAACCATAGAAGCCCATTCTATCATAAGGTTCCATAGCTGCCATTCTATTTGTTTCTCTAGTTGCATCTAATTGAGCTTGTCCTTGAGCTTGTTGTGTTGATCCTATTTGACCTAATAAACTTATATCTCCTGTTTGTAATGAAGGAACTAAACCAGCTAAACCTAATTGATTTTGTCTAGCTAATCCTGCTTGTTGTTGTGCTTGATTAAAACCTTGTTGTAATAAACCTGATTGTAGTAAAGCTCTTTCTCTATCAGATTGAGCGCCATACTCTGCTAATTGAACACCTTCTCTACCACCACCTAAATTACCAGACATAGTTGCTTGATCAGATATACCTTGTTCTCTTATTTGTTTTTGTCTGTCAAATTCAGCTAAGGATTGATCTATAATTTGTGATTGATACGGAGACATAAACGGTTGTTGTGCCGCTGTAACGCCTGCTGCTGTTACTTGTCCCGTTGATGGATCTACTCCACCTAATCTTTGTGCTTCTGCAAGAAAAGGTTGATAAGAACCAATACCTTGACCTGCTAAGCTGTAAGCATCTTTTTGATATTGATCTTGACCTTGAACTTGTGGAGCAAACGTTCCTGTATTAATAGGTGTAGCTGTTAACGCTGTTAACTGCTTTGCATAATCTTGACCTATTGTTTCAATAAACGGTGCGGGTAATGTTCTTGTTTCTTGTACTGCCATAATTAGCCTACTCTCGATTCTAAGTTTTTCATTGTTTTATACATCAGATCTGCTCCCTTATCAACACTTCCTCCACCAGCTGCTCTTACAGCATCAGCTGTAAAAACAAACTCGTTTTTAGATAGTCTTGCAGGTACATCGTCAGCTTTTTCTTCAACACCAATAGGTACAAACCCACCTTCTCTGTAATCTTTTTCTAAACCACCTAGATTCATGATACCACCTTCTTGTGCCATAACTCTGTTTGGTTCTTCTTTTTGTTTCATACTCATGTCATTAAAAGCTTTTTGAGCTTTTTCAGCTGCTTCTTTTGGTGAAAAACCCATATCTAGAAAATCTTCGTAAAGTTGTTCTAATAATCTTGTGTTGCTTTCATCAGAAGCCATCATAACATCTCCTCCCATGTCATAACCTATTCTTCCACCATCAGCTAATCTGTATTGCTCAGGTACTTGAAATCTAAATTCAGGATAGCTTGCAATTTGTTCTTTTAATCCTGAAGTGTCTTTGTAATTTTCCATTATCTCTTGATCTAAATCATCAGGTTGTTCGTTTTTAGTAAACTGGTAAGACGCTGCCATTGCAAGTGGTATTCCGTATTTAACTAATGCTGGTATTTTAGTTTTATCTCCACCAATACCTAAAGATTTTGTAATAAGATCATCTTTTAATTTTTTTTTTCTCGGATCACTTAATTTTGAATTATCTATTAAACCAATTTTTTTTGCAAGTTCCGCTGCTTTTTGTTCTTCAGTTTGAACAAATGGTAATTTAAAACCTTCTCCTCCTGATCTTAATGGATTAAATATATTTGAAAATCCATCTGTTCCTGTTGGACTGAATAATCTTTTACCAAAATTTTGAAAACCAAATTTTCCTAATCCTTTTCCGCCTATACCAGAACCACCAAAAGCTTTCATACCACCTAAGTAAGTTCCACCTGCATATAATAATGCTGCTTTACCTAAATCGCTTTTAGCAAATTTTTTAATTCCACTAATTCCTTTTTTAACACCACTTTTAATTTTTCTAACAAAACTTCCTAAACCATAACGTTGTCTAACTTCTCCTCCATCAGAAAATCTTTGCATAGCCCCTGTCATATTATTTGGATTCATTCCAAAGTTCATAGCTTCTCTTCCTTCTAACGCTGCATACAAATCAAAATCACTTGGTTTACTTTCAATATCAGAAGGTACTTGTGCACTTTGTCCTTTATTTAATCTAAGAATTGGAGGTATTATTACATTGTTATTATCATCTCCAATGTTTGGAGGTCCTGTAGGTCCTGTTAATCCTGTAGTTCTAGCATAAGACTCTCTCATTGGACTATTAACAGCTCCAAAATATTGACTACCAATTGCTTGACCATAACCAGTATTTAATGCACCTAAAACATCAGAAGCTATTGTTTGATCTTCTTCGTACTGATTTACTATACCTCTATCTATAGCATATCTAGAAATAGTTGGATTAAGAAAATTTATTCCTCTTGCAAAATTGGTTTTAGTTTTACTTGGTATATAATTAGATGATTCAGTTATTTGAGGAGAAGTACCATACATTGCAGCTCTTGCATTTGCAAAATCTTGATCGCTTCCTCCGCTACCAGATCCGGAATCAAAAGAAGCTGATTCATCTTTATAATCATCATCACCAAACCCTGCATCAGATCCATAATAACCTGGTCGTTTACCATCCGCTCTTGGTAAAACTCTTTGTCGAGTTGTATTACCAGGTGATCCACCTTGTGCTAATAATTGTCTTGCGATTTGTGCTCTTGTTATGCTCATAATTTTAAATAAGTTGTAAATAAGGCAGGAATGAAACCTGAATTATTACTCTACTTTGTTTTACCAAATAAATCAAGGCTTGGCATGATGACTTTAACATCTCGTCTAATCTCTGTTTCTGGCACTCCTTTTGCCTTCCAATCTTCTTCATTTTTATACACCTCACCTGTTTTTAGGTTAGATATAGTCTCAATAATCTCTTTTGGCTTTAATACTTGCATTATGTTGTTACCTCTCTTGGCTGTATTTGTAATATAGAAGCTATAACGTGCAGCTCGTTCGCGTCACTAGCTTGTACTTTCAATATCTCACTCTCTTCTACTACAAGAGGATGAGTTAAAAGTTCGGTTGTTGTATTTGTATCTATTGCCTTTGTTTTAAATAAACTAAACACATTACCAGAAGCATCTGTTAATGTAACAGTTATATTACAAGCAGATCCAGAATCATTTGATATTAGTAAAGATTTAACCATAGAAACATTAGCTGACGGCGTTGTGTATAACGTTGTATTGTCTGTTGTTGTTAGATCTAATTTTGCGTTTACGAAACTATTTGACATTAATTTAAAAAGAAGTTTTGAGCGTCAACTTCATCCTTTAATTCTTGTTGATACGTTGTGTTTAATTTTTGTAAAATACCATCGAGATCTCTAACTTGTGCATCAGCAACATCTTGACTATATTCTCTACTAGGTCTTGTTAATATTTGTACTATTTTTGCCATTATCTTCTTCCGTCTGCTTGTATATCTAGTCTAAAACTTCCTAATTTCCAATCTTGAGATGAACCTGTATTTGCTACCTTTAATGCTACTGATCTAGCTCTAGCTCTTGTATCTACTTTAGTTGTTGATGAGGTAATTGTAAAGGGCCCAAGTGGTGAACTTGCTTGAGAGCTATTTGAATAATCTCTTAATTCTAATGTAACCTGTGTATTTCCTGTTTGAGATAAAAAGTCAGGTACAAATCTTCTTATTTTCATAATAAATTCTCCGTCACCTTGAAGAGTAGCTCCACCTTGTGGTCCTTTTGTAATATCAAAATCACCAGATTCTATATTAGCTGCTATAGTTGTGGTTGCTGTATTAGTCACCTGGTCAGTTCCTGTTTCATGTTGATAGTATGTAGTAGCGCCATCTGTATTTCCAACACAATCAGAAGATGTTCCTGATGCGTTATAAGATGTGCCATGAGGTAAACCAAACACAGCTGAATCAACCCAAGTTGTTCTGGCTAAAGATCCTGTTGTCCATATAGGTCTTTGTGCAGAGGACTCCATGTAATTATAAGTTACAGATCTATCTACAATTGTAGATCCTGATGAACAATAAAACCAAGTAATTTCACCAAACAAATTATTTAAACCAGCATTTACAAGTTGATTAGCTGT